TTTTGAAATATATTCAATCTTGTTCTTATTTTTTTTTATTTTTTCACAGATTGATTCAATATCCCTTAATTTTTTATTTTCTGTTTTTTCCATATTATACCCATTCTATTAGTGGAACTTGTATCGCTGATTCTGTCATAATTGCATAACGCATTGCGTCTAACAAATGGTCGTTTTCTTTAACAGCCTCTTCTGTTGGTTTCCCATTTACTACTTTCCAAGAATATGACCTTATTTCTTTTTGTAAATTAACGGAGTTTCTTGAAATAAATAATTTATGACTTTTGATTGTATCAATTCCGTCTTTTATTTTTCCTTTAAAACAGGGCTGAACATTCAATGCTCTTGATAGTTCTTCTATTCTCGCTGGCTCAGCACTATCCGCATAAATTGTTGTATTTTCAGGTATTTTCCCATCCTCTTTTAATTTTAATAATTTGTTAAGTAAATCTTGGTTGGTTAAATATCTTTCATATAACACTTCCTCACAATAATAATCTTGGTCTTTTTTTTCTACTCTTACTAAAGCAGTTGGATTATTAAACCCGAAATCCAAACCATAAAATACATTTTCTGGAGAAACAAATCTATCTCCAAAATTCCATTGCTTATAAATTATAGTTTCCGCCATTCCTTTAAGACCAAGACCATACACTCTCCAATAATTCAAATCTTTATTTTTATAATTCTCAATTTCTTTAACAATTTCTTTTGAAAGAAAAGGATTATCTAAATATGTAGATACAATTATTTTTGTATCTTTTCTCGGCTCAACATCATCATAAATCCAATGAAACATATCTGAAGGATTATAATCCATAAACATTTGTTTATTGGTACGCATATTTAATTGTTCAAAATCTTCTTTCTTTAATTCGTTAGCTTCGTTCACCCATATATAATCTCTCCTTCTACTTCTAACTTTCATAGGCTCGTCTATTGATAAAAAATCTACTTGTGTTCCTGTTGGTTTATATATATAAATATTTTCTGTTTTGTTATGCCAATCTTCTTTATATGCTTTCATTTCTTTCAGAATAGCAAAGAAGTCGTGCATAGCGGTTGCTCTTAATGAAGGAAAAGATTTTCTACAAATTGTTATTCTTGAATTTTTTTCTGAAAGAAGAAATAGTACAAATAATTGTGCCAAACTAAAACTTTTACTACTTCCAGTCCCTCCTTGGTTTAAAATAAATCTATATTTTTTTTCAAGATATTCCTTATAATTTTTCTCCATTACAATTGTCGATTGAAGTTTTACTTCCATTTTCTTTTTCTTCTGGTTTCTTTATTTCGATTGACACAGAAGTAATTAAATCTTCTCCATCTGCACCTGTTAATTCCGTTCTTTGTGCAAATTCTTTTTTAGCTTTTCTTTCGAGATACCATTTAGCGTGTTCGGGCTTTTTCAAGTTTTTTATAATAGTTTTTCTTGCTATTAAAACAGGATCATTTTTCCACCCCTCTATTTTGCTCAGGAAATCTGGGTTATCCTTTTTGAAATCTAACAACGTGTTTCTTGCTACTCCTGCAAACAATGCAACCTCTGTATCTGGGCAACCCATTCTATATGCTTTTTCAAATAGTTCTATAACTTTTGGAGTTACTACAGTAGGTCTTCCTGCTTTACCATTTTTATTTACGTCTTGAGCTACTCCTCTAACAAACCAACCAGTTTTCTTATCTTTTATTTCTCCAGAAGGATAATAAAGCAATCCGTTTTTCTCGATTACTTCTGAAGAACTATTTAATTCTTTGTTTTCTTTTTCCATTTTTATTGTCTTATAGCAAAATAGTGTAATGTTAGTTACACTCCTATGCAAAAAATTGGCTCTTAATAAGTTATGAACTTATATTTCTGATATTCAGATACTTTTACTATTAAGTTATAAGAGCTTACACAATGGAATTTCTTTCCCTGAATCTCTATTTTTTTATATTAGAGATTGTATTGATGTATTTATTATTTCACCAAGTTCCTTGTGATAATAGCAGGCTGAAAAATTGGCCTACTCTTCTGAATGATTTTCGGCTTCTGTTTTTTCTTTATATAGAGTTTTATTTCTCCATTCGTCCCTTTCTCGTAACATATCTTCTATGTCCATAGGAACCTCTTTTTATTTTTATGTTCTATTTATATTATAACGATTTTTTCTAAGGTTGTTAAATTAACTTCTATATACAATATATGTAGGTATGAAATTGTGTTAGCATATTGTCCCTAATCATATTTTTAGCACACTGAATTTGAACCTCGTTATTTAAAATATCATTTTCTAATTTATATTTTCCAACACATAGATATTGGAAAGTGCTTGGAAGAAATTGGAGGATTCCTCTCTCTCCATCGTTTCCTTCAGCATATTTATTACCTCCTGATTCGTGTTTTATTAAACAAGTTATCAGTGGCTCGTTTTTAACTATCAAAGGTTCATTTATAACTGCCAATGTTTTAGGATATTCTTTTGGTTTATATTTTCCTATCGCACACACGCACTGTTGTTTTTTCTCTGGTATAAAAGAAATTATTGATTTTTTAATAACGAACACGCTTTCTGCTCTTGTTTGATGAGTTGCAACGCTCACCGCCGACAAACAAAACAAAAAGCAAATTAAAAACCCACGGCTTTACTTATATTAAATGTTTTCATATCTTTATTATAACGATTAAATCTATAGCAGTAAAATTAAATCTTATATCAAAAACACCATTTCTGGCGTTTTGAATAGTGATAATTTCACTCAAACTACAATAACGAATATTGCGTTCTACTTTTATTATACCTTTTTTATCAAGAGTAGTAAAAGTAAAAAGTATATATTATTTATTATCCGCAATATATGTCTTGAGATTATTCAAAACTCTATTAGGCATATTAAACCCCATCTTGCCTAAATTTTCAAAAACTGAAACTATTTCAACTACCGCAAGATAAGTTGTCGTTGTATATTGAACTGGCATTATTGATAATCCTGATATTATATCTAAAAAATGGGAAGCAGAAATTGCAATGCAATAAGCAAGCAATTTATAAACTGAATGAATCATTTTATTAGACGAGATAACTTCCCCCCTTATCTTAGACGCAATCGTTCCTGTTATAAAATCAAAAAAATTTATAAAAACAAAACAAGTTATAATATCTAAAGAATTTGCTCCAAATAAATAACTGAATATTATTACAAAAAAGGAAAGTATAGCATTAAACGAAAAATTTGCTTTCAGAGATAACAACACGCCCCAAATATACGAACCGCTTTCTACAAATATATTTCCATTTGTCATTATTATATAATAATTAAATCGGAATCGCACCGGCCTTTCTAACAATAAAAAAGATTAAAAAATAATTTTATTATTTATACTTTTATTATAATGAAAAAATCATAGGTTGTCAAAGTAACTTTTATTCTATATCTTTTTATTGTTTATAATTTGCTATTGACAATATATGCAGAAGTGATATTTTGAAGATATAATAATACAATATTATGAAACACACAAAAGCACACAATAAAAAAATAAGTAAAAGTTGTATTAAATCAAAAGTAGGAACTTGGAACAAAGGTAGAAAATTAACAGAAACTCATAAAAGAAATATAGGCGAAGCCAGAAAAAATAAAAACACCGTCGAAAAGCAAGATATTGTAAGAAATTTGAGAGCAATCATAAAACGAGTTAGCAAAATATAATACAATTAGCCCATTGAAAAATGGGTTTTTTGTTGACAGGTATAAATTTAATATATATAATAAGTATAAGACAATATCAACTGTAACATTTTTCAATCTCAAACGTCATAATAAGTATAGGGATATAAAAATGAAATAAATTGATAGTTTAGTTTGTAGTAGTTAGTAGAATATAGCAATATATTTGACAGGTATTAAAATAATCTTTATAATTAAAGTAGGATAATAAAATTTAATAAACATCTTTTCTTTCAGGAAAAGAGTTTACTTACACGGTGCTCTATTTTTTAATGCCAATTTTGGTATTAACGCTGACCAAGAAGCAGCGAGATGGATAGAGCACTGTACAAATGAACTCTTTTTTTACGAAAAGTTGTTAAAAACAAATGTTAGATATAAGTAAATATGATAAGAGTGAGTTAGACGAATTTTATACAATTCCTCTAAAAGAGAAAATACCAGCAATAAAGGATTTTCTATCTAAAAGAGAAACAACCGAAGAATGGAGTTCTTTTAATCAAGACAGTACTGGAATAGGAGTTTTAACAGGAGAAGCCAATGGTTTATATATTGTGGATTTGGATAACCACGACGGAAAGAGATATTCTCCTGAATTTGAAAAGAAATTGCCTAAAACAAGGATAAAAATAACTAAAAACGGAGGTAAACATTATTATTATAAATATCAATATAGTTTGCCTACCAAAACTGGTATTGAATATTGTGTAGATTTTAGAGGAGAAAAATCTCAAACTGTTTTATATCCAACTTTAGATACTGAAAATCCAAATTATCAATATGAGATAGCGGAATTGCCCCAATTTTTAATAACTATGGTTAAAACTGAAAAAACAAATACATCTTTAGATAATACAATAATTTATGAAACTATGGAAAATGTTAATGAAATAACTCAAAATAGAAATATTTCTCTTACCTCTTACGCAGGTGAATTGTTGTCTAAATTACCTTATGAGTATTGGGAAACTATTGGTTTGAAAAAAATACTCGAAAAAAATACAAGTTTTAATCCTATTCTTGATTCTGAAGAAGTTGAGAAAGTATTTCAATCTGTTTGTAAAATGAAAAAAACAGAACTTGAAACAGATTTTAAGCCATTATCCATAGAAAAAATTATGCAAGAAAAATTAGAAAGTACCCCTTATTTACTTGATGGTTATGTAGTAAAAAAGGCAGTAAACGTATTAACAGGAGAAAGTGGGGGAGGCAAATCAGTTTTCGCTTTAAAATTAGTTGATACTATTTCAAGAGGAACTCTTTTTCTGGAAAAATATAAAACAGAAAAAACTAAAACTTTGTATATTGATTTTGAAATGAATAAATATGATATGGGTCAAAGAGTGCGGTCTATTGTTAGAACTAAAAATGATAATTTAGTATATTTGCCTAAAAAGGGATTTGATATTCTTAATGTTACTGATTTAAACAAATTAAAACATTATATTGACGAAAATGAAATCGAATTGGTAGTTTTTGATACTTTATCTAAAGTTCATTGCAAGAATGAAAATGACAATGGAGATATGACCTCTGTTATGAATGAATTTTTAAAATTAGCAGAATCTGGAATAACAGTGTTATTGATACATCACAATAGAAAAGAAGGACAATTTAGAGGTAAAAAAGCAAGCAAAGACGACGCAAGAGGTGCGAGTGCGATTATAGATAATTGTGCTTCCCATTTCTCTTTTATATCAAATACAAAAATTTCTGAAGATTCTAATAGATATATTGAAAAAAATATAGTTCTTGAACAACATAAATCAAGGAATTTGAATAAAGTTGGTAAATTGAGCATTGATATTAAATATGACAATGTTACAGATACTACGGATTTTACTCTTGTTAATGGTGATTTAGACGCTCCTATTACAAAACAAATAGAAAATTGGATAATGAATTTCATCAAACCTGATAAAATATATCTTTTTGAAGAAATTGAGAAAAATACAGAATTTGGAATTTCAAATTTAAGAAAAACATTAAATCTTTTAGTTAGCAGTAAAAAATTGGTTAAAAGAACAAGAACTCAATCTGAAATTGATAATTCTGAAAACAAAACCAAAAGTGCTCATATTTTTGAATTGTTTTCAAGCACATAAGAGAATGACGA